GCCATGGTGCGTCCCTGCATCTGTGACTGATACGCAGCCATTGCCTCATCACTAGTCATGCCCCTAGATTGCATCTCAGTCAGGAAGTTATTCATTCCTTCCTGAGACTCCATTCCTCGACCTGCAAGAGCTGAGTTATACCCCATCCCTGCCATACCCTCAGCAGCGATTTCAGCCTGTTGCCTGGCATCTGTCTGCTTGCGGTCTAATCGTTCCATTTCCCTGCCGTATGCTTCAGACCCTTTCGGAATACCTGAAGCAATTAATTCAGAATTAGTCGTTCCCCTGTCCCTTCCAATGTCAGTATTAACCCTCGACATCATGGCATCCATGACATTCTGACGATGCTCCCCATATTGCGGCATATCGCCTTCAGGACCCTGGAATCCAGGCATTCGTCCGCCAGGGCCTTGATATCCAGGCATTGGTCCTGTCGCGCCTTGATAGGTTGGAGCTTGGCCTTCGATGGAGAAAGGCGTATCAAAGATGCCCTGCATCTGCTCGATACCCTGCTCACCAAGACCAGCAAGGCCCTGATCCATACGCTGCTGGGCATCAAATGTCTTTTGTGCCTCTGGGTTCAACGTCGTTCTGGCGACCCATTTAGTAGCTCCTGGGACCTGTTGATCCGGGTGCTGGGACCACGTTCTCGACCCTTCAGGACCATATTCATCAACACGATTAGCGAGAGTTTGGTATTTGGCCATCTCCAAATCTCCAGCAGCGGTCTTTTCTGCTGCACCTGCGTAATCAGGCGGAGGTGGCTGCTTATTGCTGCCAAATACTGCATCTACTGGATTACCCATTACGATTCCTCTTTAGCCACTTGCAGTCGGCTTTCCGCATTTCATATAACACTGAATCTACTCCTGGAGCATGCCCATTACTAATATGAGCAAGGTCTTTAAATCCTAACCGATTAGCAAGGTTAATTGCCTTAACATTGTCTTCACCTATAACGAGAATTGCCGTTAGTCTGTCAGCAGTAATAAATGCGAACGTGAAGACTTCGTTTATAAAGGTATAATCTCTAAACCCAATTGGATTAAAGACATTTATGTGCATCTGTACACTGCCTGCCGTCCAAGAATCCAGAATACAAATAATATAAAGCTTCCCTTCGTCAGACTCGGCAGCAAGCCCTCTGGAAGATGCTGTTTTTACATAATTTGGGATGTGTTTGTAATGCTCATCAGTAACACCGACAATCCTCATAGAATGCCGCCACGCTCATACACGTAATCACAGGAAACCCACCTGACGAAATGTTCTGAGGTTTCAACCCTTATCCCGCCAGAAGCACTGTACCCAACGTTGGTATTAGGTGAACTCCATTGCCTTACAACTTGAAGGGCGTTCGACCAAAGCGCTGTACCCCATATGGCTGTACCCCATAATGCGGATACTGGAGCTGTGTAGGTGCTTGTTCCAGTGATAGCGTTATCACTAAAATCTATGTCTAGCCCTGCGTAGTAGGTTATTGACCCATTAACTCTCAAAAGTGGACGGAAGAAATTGAATCTCTTCTGTTGTGATGTATTGCCAAAATAACTGAATGCTGTCTTTCCAAGCGCGATGATGTCTGAACCGCTGTCACTCCTTCCTGTCCATGCCTTCCTTACCCCTGAGTCATAACCGTAATACAGTTCCTTATTGTACTCGGCAAAACACGATCCGTTCCATGAATCGAACTCACCCCATGCCTTTGTGATCGTATTCATGACGTACTGCTTAGACTCCCCGCCCTCAACAACAGGGATATTAAAAATAAGAGCGTCTTCAGTTGGGAATAGCGTCCCCTCCCATCCAGCGTTTTCACCGTATGATTTTGATGCTTCACCGAATGCAGGGGATATTTTATCAGTAAGGGCGAACGTTGGGTCTACAGTCGCTGACTGCAATGCACTTGATATCGGGAGGGCTCCATCTTGAACAATGGCGATTAAATCGCCACCATATTTAACAAAACTCCTCCGGCCTAACGGTTTACCAATGAAATACACCCCAGCAAGAACCCAGTCAGCCGCTGTTGATGGGTCTGTCCCTCTATATACAATAACCTCCCCTTCAGAAGTCATCAGGACAAGAGAGTCATCAGGACCATCACCTGCATCAAACGACCACGTAGCAGACCACATCAAGTAACCACCACGATTACAAAACGAGGAAAGGTCGAATTCTGTCAATGCCCCACCAGCAGCCCCAGAAGACAGATACCAGAAGGATAGCGAATCATTCTCAAGGAAGATAAGCCTTCCCTTATATTCGTTCACATGGACAATTTCTGTTGACGCCAGCCCGGTCAGTGCAGGACTAGTTCCAGAATCAACAGGGAGCCAAGTGGTTCCTTCCCAATAAAGTGGCTTATCAACACCATTGACCATGATTAGCCAGTTATCTGTCGCAGTGCCGAAATTTATCGTCTGCCAATGACCATCCGTTACCGTAGTCGATTGGGCTGTTGCCGTTCCTGAACCCGAAACATCGTAAACGTCTGTATCAGAGACAGCGAACATCGAACTGCTGCCATCCATTTCATTATAGACAGCAAGTGTCTTCACTAGCCCTGTGATGCCCGTAGCGTAATCTTCACGGCCACCCCTTATCCTGACATCAGATGCAGTAGGAAACCAGTTACGCAGCATCACAGCATCCGTCGGAGGCATGTTGGCTAGTGCATCCCTGGCGTTCCACCCACCTATCGGAGCTGGTGCGCTGAACACATCAACAATCTGTGCTCTAGGCGCTTTGGTGCGTATTGCTTGTCTCACAAGTCCCAATTACCTTGGTTGACTACGATTTTAGGAGAGGGGTTCCGTGCTGGCCTATCTTGATATAGCACACTCTGTAACCCTTGCCTTGAGAGTGCATCAGCAACCATCTTTTCATAGGTTCTGAAGTCTTCAGCATATTCAAACCCCTTCTCTTTCTTCCACCTCCACCTTAATCCCATCTGAATAATGGGTTCAGGGAGGGCTATGGTGTCTGAATCAGATGTAAAATACTGCTTTTCATTCTGACCAATCCAATTCCAGGTAACATACTCAAATGCCCATGTATTCCCTGCTACAGGCGTGGGGGTGACGAGTAAATCGTTACCCCTTACCCTTGCCCTATATCTTGGAGAAGTCGTCGAGAACCCCTTCTCCGCCTGCCAATCTACCCCGTCTACAACGATAACAGGAAGGTTTTCAGTCCTGTCCCACATCGTATCATTCTTGATATATCTGAACCCTTCATCGGCAATATCAGCAATACACCCTTGAGACTCTTGAGCGATGGTCGTATGGACTGCCTCTACTGTCAGTACCTGCCAACTACCACGACCAGACAGGTCATTCCCCTCTTCTTCAAGAAGAGCGTAAACCTGTGCAACCTGGGCATCTGACGTACCGATCACAGTAGTAGGAACTGTAATATTAGTCCTACGGCAGAATCTCTGAATGGTAGTTAGCAGTGACATAGGTTATTCCTGTAGTTTCTTCAGAATGGTTTCATCTTTCATTCGATGGTGAGGGAATTCGCCAAATTTAGCTTTGTACGCGCTTTTAATATCCTGGATATCAAACTCTTCCAGTAGGGCAATATCGGCATCAGTCGCTAACTCTGTTGTGATGGGGTCCATTTCCCCATCCTGTGCGTCCATGCGAATCTCAAACCGCTTAATCTGCTCTTGAAGGGATTCAATGGTCCCCTCCAGTTGCTTGTTCTGGTTTTTTAGCTGGGTGACTTCTTCAGTCAATGGGCCGTGATCTTTGGCCGCTTGGAGCCACGCTTTGGCTTTGTTCTTAAGCTCGTTAGAGCCCATACCTAGACGCCGCATAGCTTCGTCATTTGCTTGAGCAAGGTCTTCAATCGTCCGACAGCCTGCATTAATCAGGTTCTGGCACTGAGCGGGAGAGATTGAACTCCAGTCTTTAACAGAAGTTCCGTCAACAGGAGCATCCTGACCAGACAGCCACCGCTTGTAGGATTCCTTCCAAAGATCGAAGTGCTTCTGTGGCACCCTTCCAGATCGAACATTCTGATCTACAGAATCAAACCATGATGCTACTTTCTTCTCAACTACATCTTTCGAATAGGGAGGAGTGACAAGGGCATAATCCTCATTCCTTGCAACATAATGGCCTGTCTTAAGCGTTGCTTCGCTATCCTTTACTGCTCGACGCTCAAACCGTACATAAGCTGGACGGTCTTCGTCACGCTCTAAAATATCACCTACTGACATGTTTCTCTCCTGTCTGGATTAGTAACATAGAATAATGCGGCTAAATCTTGGTCATCTGACCATTCGATATCATAGCCATTTGATATGAATTGACTCCTCCACCATTCATATGGCTTAACTGTTAGATGCAATGGCTCATCTATGTGAGCCCCCATAGCATCATCCACTGTACTGATCTGGAAAAAGACCTTCTCAGCAGAAGTCATGATATTGCTGATAACCTTGTCTACATCCTCTGTCGGGATATGCTCCATGACATCCGTACAATAACCATATTCAGCAGTTACCGGGATTTCGGTAGCCAGGTCCCACTGAAGGAATGGAATCGTTTGAGCCTCTGCATCTCGACAGTTGTCTGTGAAATCTATTAGAAGAACATCGATTCCATTATCATTGAACTTAATTCCAGCCCTGCCCGTACCACAGCCGAAATCTATAACCTTATTTGTTGGCTTGAATTTTTTAATGTAAAACTCAGCCATGTGCTCTCCTGGAGAGACATTCCTGTAGGCATCGACTTGCCACATCAATTGGTATTTCTCTCTCTCCGAGAGTTCACTGGTTGGAGTGTTATATATGGTCTGAAGAAGACCATGCCCATAAACATTGAGACGACACCCCTTAGCCTTGACAGCTTTCGCTGTTAGCTGGAAGGCTTCTGCCTGGGCCTTCATCCCGACAGAGGAGATGAATTTCTTGCCGCCCCATTCAACTTCAACAGTTGGAATGAATTGGTTCATAGGCTGGCTGTAAGCATGAGATTCAGTATCCAAATGAGATGAATCATACCCGAATATTTGATAGCTCCTGTATCCCATAGCATACGTAGCACACAACATTGCATTCCCTACTGAAATACCACCACCTAGTAGGGCATATCCGCCACGTTTCTTTCGGTCTTCAGGGAAGTTATCTTCAATGCCCCCTATATCTACATGCCATACAATCGGGGCGGCAACCGAATCCATAACAGTTGGATGAACTTGAGAACCAAACAAATGAGCAGTTGCCAAAGGATCGACAAGCTCTACAGTTTCTTCCTTTGCGTCTAATATGCACTGATAGTCAACATCAATTGAATGGTCACGGCACCATTGACTGGCAGCGTTCATGGCGAAAACCGTACCACCATCCTCCTGAGATGATCTAATCAGCCCCGTGTATTCATTAGCAGAAGGACCACCACCAACAAGAATAGCTACCCCATCGTGTTCTTTCTCTACTTTGAGCCATTCCAGAGGCTTAGCTGAGTTGATCTTGATATTACTTGCTACAACTTCGTCCGGTGTGTTTGCAATGACCAATACCGGAACGAATAATGGAGCAGAAGCATCAGGGTTCTGATACTTCATCTGCAAAACTTGAGTCTTTGGACTAGCCACTGACACCTCCAAAGCGGGGAGAGAGTTTCCCCCCTCCCCTATAACGTTAATACATCAAGTACCAGATGGACCAGCAGGACGATCAATACAGACCTGTACAGTCAACACATTGGCAGTAGTGTTAGCAGAAGCCACAACGGCAACCAGTGCTCCTTCCAATGTATTAGTAGTAGCAGAGGCGATAGTCTCACCAGAAGCAGTAGCAATAGTTGCAGCCGCTGCAAGTGAAGTAGCCAATGCCTTGCTAGCAACAGCCATACCGCTGATCTGATACCAGCCATACTCGCCTGTCACACATGCAGACATAGCTACAGCATGTGGAACTGGAGTATTAACGGCACTAGTTGCAACAGCGGACTGCCAAGTTACAGCATAAGTAACCCAAAAGCCTACGGTTGTAGTATCGAGGCCCTTAAGATAGACGAACTCGCCTTCTCCGTAAGTCGGATCTGTAGCGCGAACAACCGTTCCCAAGGGGTGTTTCTGAGTGGTGGAATTCTCAGCAATAGCCTGAGAACCTGCCACCGTATCTGTTACACGATAAGTCATAATTTTCTCCTTAAGCGAGCATCAAGCCCTGCTGGTTACGGTTAGAACAGGTCAGGTTGCCCATCCAAAGAATCGGGATTACAACACCGTCCTGATTGATAGGACGCTGCTCTTCCATCACCGTCAGGTCTGCATCTTTATGGACACAAAGGCCAAGATACTCAGTATTGATGAAGTACCCGTGAGTGTCAGGAATACCTGAATTACCATCAAACATGACATCTGCCCCCTTGTACTTCAGAGTGGAGAAACCACCGTCAGCAGAGGTAGAGGACGAATAACGCTTGATCGAAACCTGTGAAGTCTCGAAATACTGGTAATACGTGTTATCCATCACAATCAGGTCCGGCTGGTCATCAGGACCACGATCCAGACCCAACCAAAGTGGAAGCATCATGGAGTTTTCAATCGTGGTCGCACTCGGGGTTACTGAGTTATCACTGGCGTCGAAAATCTGACTCTTCCAGAAGGTGAAGTTGGTGGAGTTAATCCCGCCGACCGTACCAGTACCCAGATCAGAGATAATCGCCTGAAGGCCGTTAATCTGGTTGGTCGCCGTACCATCGGAATACATGTCCTCCGAGAAGTTATTGGCGAAAGTACGCTTAGCGTTCTTGATGCGTGCCTTTGCCAGCTTGATGATCTTAGGACCACCGGAGTTGATACGCATTTCACGACCGGAGGCAACCACATTGATTGCAATCTGACGCCACTGGTATTCCGCAGCACTGATAACATCAGATGCCTGAATATTCAGGGTGTCCCAGTCAGAGTAACGCTGATAGGTCGAGTTCTCTGCGTAATCCAGAGGAGTGGCAATAGTAAGGCCACCGTCTTCAGACTCGTAGTTACCCTTACCAACGATGCGTTTGTAAAGGGCGTTCCGGTTGGAGATATTGTCTTTAATCTCTTTCCGATGCTTGCGGAAGGTGGTCGAAACCAGTTCCGTAAATGTACTATTAGGTGATGCCATGAGAGGCTCCTTTTAATGTGAACGACTTTGAATTTCGTTGTATGTTTCCAAAAGTGTGTCTTCTATCGTTCCTTTAGGCTCTGTGGAAGCCCTCACGGTGTCTCGACCTCTGACGTTTGCTGATTTTGCTTTCTTCGCCTTATCAGCCTCTGCTTCCCATTCAGACTTTGCTTTACCAATAGCTTCTTTCACCTGTTGATCAAGAGTTTTCTGAAATGTGACGGGATTCGCTTTAAGAGCTAATTCGTACGCTTCATCCAATGAGTATTTTGTTTCTTGGTCCTTGAGAAACGGGACCATCTGAGGAGATACTTCATCGAAGAATTCATGGGCAGGATCTGAAGCAAATGCTTCAACATCCCTTTCTATTTGCATCATTTCGGCCTGTCTGGCTGCTTGTTGCGTCTGAGATATATGGCTTTCAAGACTTCTCACCTGGTCTTGAATAGCTTTCATGGCTGGGTCTACCTGTGGGGCTTCACCATCCATAGATAGCCCGTAACTTTGGGCAATCTGGTTGATTAGGTCT